CCCGCGAGGGCGGCCGTTGCCTCGCTGAAAGCTACCTGCCGCCTCTCCGCCCGGGCGGCCAGCGTTTGGAAATCCTCGACGGTCTTGCGGACGCCCTCGAACTGCTTCGCGACGAGCGCGGCCGCGTCGCCAGTGCCGCGGAAGATCTTGCCGAGGTCCTTCATCCGCTCGATCAGCGTCGCCTTGGCGCGCGCGAGAAGTAAGTTGGCCCTCTCCAGCTGGAACATGGCGCGCTGCACGGAGTTGACGGCGTTCCAGATCGCGAGCAGGCCCGTAACCACTCCGGCGGCCGCCACCCCTAGCTGCTTGAGGCTAAACTGGACATTGTTGACCTCGTTGCGCAGGTTACGAAGGGCGCTAACCGCTTGCTGGTCTTCTACGCGGACGCGGACTGTGACGGGTAGTTCGCTCATGGCCTGAAAGCCCTCATTAGCGAATCGAGGACGGCCCTCTCAATTTGGAAGATGTGGGAGTCGAGCGCCGGGCGCATGTACGGCCTGGGGGCCATCCGCCTCGTTCCGAACTCCACGAAACCCGCGTAGGGAGCCGTGGCGCTCACATCGAATCCGAGGGGGAAGCTCGTCAAGAGTAGCTCGATCGAGCTGCGGAGCCTCCCCGTGCGGACGGGGGCCAGGGCCCGCGCCATCATCTGCAAGGACGAGCCGACCTGCCCTAGCCGTGGAAACGCCTCGGAACGGAACGACTGCATGGCACTCTCAGGCAGGCCCTCAATCAGCCGCCTAACCCCGGGCGGCATCTCCACGTCAATCGTAATCATGGTGCGGGCAACTCGATATTGTGGGCGCCTCTGAGGCACGCGACCCAGTCGTGGCGAGAGATCAAGATCAGCCAGAGCTCCTGAATCGGGAGAAGGTCGCCCACGCGCTCGGCCAGGCGATAGCCGTAATCGCGGACGAGGATCTGGAGGGGGATGCTGAGGTCGCTATGGATGAAACCATTTTACGTGGCGCTCGAGGTCCTTCGCCTTCATGCTCAGGTTTATCGCCGAAGCCACGAGCCTGTCCGGCTCACCGGGCGCGAGGTTATCGATGATTTCGTTGATTGGTATCTCCTCGTCGAGGACGAGGACCTTGGGAAGGAGGGCCCTGTTGAACTTCTCGGCCTTCGCCTCGCCTTCCTTCTCGAGCTGCGACCACGAGGATAGGCCCGCCGCCTTCATCGCCTCCTTGATATCGGCCTGGGTCGGGATCTTGATCTCGCACTTAGCGGGGCCGTTGAGGGTCATCACCAGCGCGGGCTCCGTGTAGCGCGTGCCCTCGCGGATGAGGCGCGCTAACGTGGGGAATTCCTTGTTGGCTTCCTGTAACTCCTTTCGTATGCTCTCTTCCAACTAATCACCGTTTGAAAAAGGATGGGAAGAGGCTAGGTTACGGTAACGGTCTCGGCGAAGAACGGCACGGTCTCGACGGTCTGCGCGTTGATCGCCATCGTCCGGCGTATCCTGCCCGTGCGGACCTTGTCGAAGGTCAGCGTCTGCACCGGCGTGCCTGTCTCGTCCTTGATCGTCACCTGGATCGTCCTGTCGGTTCTAGTCCGAGCCCATTTGTAGAAGTCGTCTGTGGGCGTGCCGCCCGGCGAGACGAGGGTCTTGTCGAACCGCCTAGTGATGGTGCCCTCCACATGGCTGAGCATGGTAACGGGTACCTCGGTGCCCGAACCGAGGCCCTTCGGCTGCATCTGCACATCCGTGATATCGTCGTACTCGAAGCTGTCCACCTGTGGCACCACGGAGCCGAGACTGGTCGGCGATGTGCCGACCTGCACTTCTATTAACCGGCCTGGAAAGCTTGGCATTTAATCACCTCCTTAATCTTGACAAATTTTTTGTACTTGGAAGCGGTAGTGCGTCCAGCCGTGTCCGGCATCGTCTGTGAGAAGCGCGTCCACCCAATTTGGGAAGGTCTTCTGAGATCGGGAAAGATTTCCCGAATTGGCAACGTGCCCTCCGGCGCCCCTGGTCCGGATCAGTGGATTTACTCGAGCGCGAAGGGCAGGATCAGCCTGATCAGCCTACCGAATTGGCTTCTCGACGGTCGGACCTTCTGGGAAATCTATTGCTTGGAGGGCGATCTGTTCGAGGGATATCGACGATTCGATACACGGCAAGCGGCTGAGGCTCGGATACGAGAGCTTCTCTCCTAGCTTGCCGCGACACGGCTAGCTTCTGGTCGATCCTCTCAAGCATCCACGGATAGAGCGCGGCGAACTCATCATCGACCTCGACGACGTCTCCAGGAGCGTACGATTTGCCGTTGTACATGAAATACTCCACGCTCGCCTTCACACGATATTTACCCAATCAATTCACCTCCTACGCTTCCTTTACCCGGTTACACTGTTGGGAAGGAATGCGTGGGGATGCCTGGTCGTCCCTTCGCCTCCTTCCCGAGAGAATGGCGATCAGCTGTTCTAAGAGTTGTGAGATCCTTTGCAGCTCGCGGAGAACGAGGCCCCAGTCAGGTTGAGGGGTTGGGCCCGGGGCGTCTGAAACGAGCCCCAAGCTCTTCTCACCGTTGATCCGACCGAACATCTCTAATCCCAAGCCTTTGTCCATTTCATGATCCTGATGACAAAATCGCTCTGGTCGAAGACCGTCGCCACGAGGGCATCTATGAGTCGCTTCTGCTCTTCGAGCGTGCAATTACCGCGAAGCGGAATCACTCCTCGGAGAGTGCGGCAATTGTAAATCAGACCGAGCGGCTCATCGGCGGATAATTGGATCCTCTCCCTTGATGATCAGCTCCTTCAACCGAGCTGGCGTGAGCGAGGGTTGTTTTTCGAGTAGGAGCGCGATCAGCCCGGTTGTGGGAGGGGCCGCGAAGCTGGTGCCGGGCGCGGAGATGTAGCGCTCATCCTTGGCCTCACCCATGCTCGTGCCACGGGCCCTAGCCATGATGATATTCACGCCTGGCGCGTAGGCCTCGGGCTTTTTACGTCCATCCGCTGTCGGCCCGTCGGTGCTGAAGAAGGCGAGGCAATCGAACTTGTCCACAGCCCCCACCGCTAAGCCGAGGCGTGCGGCCGCAGGGGAACCGGTGGGCGCCCTGTTGCCACTATTTCCGTTTGCGATAACGACTAGGCAACCACGTTGAGCAACCGAATCGACCTCTCGGCTGAGCGGATCGCGCCCATCCGAGGGGAAGGATGATCCGAGGCTCAGATTCGCAGCCTTTACCCCCCGCCTTACACACTCCTCGAGAAAGTCGAAGATGGCCTCGTCTGGAGCGCCCTGTTGGCCATCTGGGAAGACCTTCCCGAAGAACAACCGCGTCTGGGGCGCTACGCACAGGATCTGATAGCTCACTGCCGTGCCGTGGCCGACACGATCCTCCGTATTTCCCGATCCCGAGAAATCCATGGCCTCAACCTGCTTGCCCTTGAAGAATGGATGCGTAACATCGATACCCGTATCACCGGCCGCGACCAAGATCCCTTTCCCTTGCAGGCCCTCCGCGTGTAGGCTCGTGACGCGGATCTGCGCATTAACCTCCTCCATCGTCTCGTCCGGTATGCCCGGTATTGGCCCCAGCGGATAGACGAGAGGTTGATACCGTCGGTGAGTATACACCCTGACCACCTCCGGATGCACGACCAGGGCGCTCAGTGCCGCATCGGGCAGATCGACTAAGACGAGGTCCAAGTGCCGGTAGACGCGGACGACCTGATCCGCGGGCACGGCCTTCAGAAAGGCGTCTAAGTCCCTTACTTCAAACCACTGTTTTCCCATTCAGATCACGACGAAATCGGTAACTCATAAAAAACGGAGGGGCTGGCAACTACCGCTGGAGAATAAGATGCTCGCATTACTGAAAGACAGTGTGAATTTCACTGAGCCCCGCGTACTTTCGTGCAGTCGCGACGAGCTACATCAGATTTAAGAAATCGTCTTTGAAGTCCTTCGATTGCTTGATTA